CAAGACTCAATGCCAGATCAGCATTAGGGTCAGAAGGTGCAATGATGGCATCTCATTTTGGATAAACAATTATGACAATTGCAGAAAAAACTATTAAATTTAGAAAAATGATGGAAAAGCTTCCTAGAGAAGATCTTTTGGAGATCCTTAAAGCTCAAGACCCAGAAATCATTAAGCAAGTTAATAGAATTGAATGGGTTTTTCAAAACAAATTACAACACCTTAACTGGAAAGATGGAAGTCCAGTTATGGGTAGAGATGTAACTAATTATGAATTATCATTATTAGTAGATGAACCTTTTGAGCTAGATAGAGAATTACTTGAAGTTGGAATTTCCGCAGAGCAACAAAGGCAGATTCATCTAGCAAAAGATCCATGTACTTGGGGTAGACATTTTCTTGGTGCTGAAACTAGAGTGTATCAAACTTTAATATTGAGAGACCCTTCTCTTAGAAAAGTGTTAAGAGCTGGTCGTCGCTTAGGAAAAACTTATAGCATGGCTCTGTACCTTCTTCATTATAGCTATACGAGCAAAGATGGAAGATGCTTGGTTATTGCCCCAATGAAATCTCACGTAGAATTAATCTATCAAGAGATATTAAGATTAGCTTCTAAGAATGAATTGGTAACTAACTCTATATCTAGAAAAGTTACTTCCCCTCAGTTTATGATTCAGTTTTCCAATGGATCAACTATTAGATTCTTTACCTCGGGCATGCGCTCGGGAGGTAAGTCAGACGTTGCTCGTGGTCAGGAAGCTCATGTGATCGTTTTAGACGAAATGGACTACATGCATGCAGATGACCTAGACGCCCTCTATGCAATGCTCCAGAAGACCGCTGAAGACCAACCAGACAAGGTTCTAATAGGTGCATCAACCCCAACTGGTAGACGAGAACGTTTTTGGGAATGGTGTTTATCTAATGATAGATTTAAAGAGTTTTGGTTCCCCTCCTACTGTAATCCTTTCTTCGCCAAAGAGCAAGAAGAAGAATTCAGAGAACAGTATTCAGAAGGTGCATATCGACATGAAATTGAAGCCGACTGGGGCGAAGATGGCGAAGGCGTTTACCCTAGGAAATATATAGATAAAGCTTTTCTTGATCCAGGCTGGAAATATTATCCGGAAATTACTTCAGCTAGAAGTTTTTTTACAATTGGTGTTGACTGGGATAAATATGGCGCAGGCACAAACATAGTTGTACTTGAAACCTGCAATGAACTATATGAAGAAGAGCGTTTTAGAAATAAAACCAGAATGTGTTACAGGGAAGAAATACCTAAATCTGAATTTACATTAACTAAAGGTGTCAATAGAATTGTGGAATTGAACGAACTTCTTCAACCTAAACATATTTATGTTGACCGTGGTTTTGGTGAGGTTCAAGTAGAACTACTTCACAAGTATGGGATGGAGAATCCTAAGTCTCAATTAAGAGAAAGAGTTAAGGGTATTAGCTTTGGGGAAACTATCGAAGTAAGAGATCCGTATACGAAACTTCCTATTAAAAAAGAAATTAAACCATACATGGTTGATAACTTAAGGCAATACCTGGAAAAAGAAGTTATATTATTTCCAATAGAAGATGAAGAAATGTACATGCAATTGATTTCCTATATAGTAATTAGGACCACATCTTCTGGTCGACCAGTTTTTGAAGCTGGCGGTTCAGCAGTGGATCACGCACACGATGCACTAATGCTAGCGTTGCTAGCTATAACCCAGAACTATGGCGAGTTTCATAAGATGAATTTTGCGCAAAACACTCAATCATTTTCCAATACTTTCTTTATGCCTAAAATGGGACTAGACGATATAGCAGATGTAGATAAAAACTCAGCTGATGTTTCTCCAGTTAAAAATAGAACTTCAGAAATAAATGCAAATCCTGGCATGAGGACTAAAAGATCAGCCAAAAAAATTGCAAGAAAGATGTTTTAATAATGTCAATTAATAGATCACAAGAGTTGCAAAGCGGAGATAGTTCCGTATTTAATGACTACAAAGTCACAGAGGGTTCAAGTAACTCGACAAGTCAAGACGCGTATGCTAGAAGACAGGATCAAGGATTTAACGATCTAGAAAACTATAATTCTTACTCGTGGACCAAGCCTTATACAATTCCTCTTCAAGCTGTAAAGAATAGAATGGGAATAGTTGTTCAAGATATTACCCAGTTGCTATCGACCTATGAGCAAAATCTAAAAAATGTATATTTAAATCCATATTTAGATCCAGGTTTAGAAGATTCTCATTTTCACATATGGGATGAATTAAACACAAATAATAAAGCTCTAATAGAAGAATATTTTCCTCCTTCAGTAGTAACCGATACTGGAGAAGAAGGAGTTGCGTACATTGGTGGAAGCCAGTATTTTGATGAGACTACTGGGCAATATATAGAAGCCCCAGATCTAGAGAATCATTTATCAAATGCTATCTACCCAGAGTACGTTTCATTTTCCGAATATCTTTATGCGGAAAAACATGGATGCAGAGGCTGTAGAAAATTTGTAAAAGACTACGACAGATTAATGTCTCATTCGGTTTTTGTTCATTTATTTGATTTTAGATATTTTTTAAAATTATTATTGCATGAAGCAAACTATATTAAGAATTCTTTAACTTACGATTTTGGAGATATTTATGAAGATGAATCACAGCAGCAAGCAGCCTCATTCTACTTTTCATGGGCAGAGATGGCAGCGCACTATACGAAAGTCATTGCCGACCAACTCGCGCAAGGACAAGATTATCTCTCAAGTTCCGAAGTGGATTATGTATCAAAAAAACAAGCCGCTCAATTCCAAGCTTTTTTCTCGATTCGAGTAGCATCCTACACTGAAGGTGTAGACAACGTGCTTTTTTCTTTAAAGAAAGAATTAATGGACAACAGTCAAGTTTTTTACGAAAGATATGTAAGCCCTTCGTTAAAGTTTAAATCAAACGTTTCAGCCCCATTGGAATTAGACATACAAACAACCAATCTAAGAAGTGAAGCTCCAGTATTGGCAGAAGAGATTATTACTGCAGTAAATGCTTTCAAGGGGAACTTTGGCTCCATACTTTCCGATATGATACAAAGAAGGTCTAATCTTAGAAGTAAGTTTGATAGATTAATTAATTTAAATTTACAAAGAAAAAAGTATATTAGTTATATAGATCAACTGTCTGCAAAAGCTAGCACAAGACCTAGAATATTAATTGAAGTAAAAGAAGATAATACATCAAGTATATTTGATAGAGTAATTATAGATGAGAACAGAAACCAAACCCTAAAGTCAAGCCATGGTCTGTTAGATGATCTATCAGAAGACAGCCATCCTCAATACTTGATGAGATCTGGTGGAGCTATATTTGGCAATATAGAAGTTGCCGACAGAGTAACTATAGACGGAGTAGACTTGAGTGCTCACGCGCACACGGGACAAGATGGCTCTATGCGAATAAGATCTACGGATATTGATTATGATTCTCCTAGAGAAGAGACTGATTTATTTGGAGAAAGTACAGTTGGCGAAATGCAAGTTACTGTTAGTGCTTTTGTTCCGGACATAAGAACTGGCGGAATGCCGGTAGTTGATGTAGTCTTAGATATTGAAATTCCAGATGAAATAGCTGGCATATATGAATATGAAATTGTGTATATAGAGATTTAATATGAGTTGGTTCCAATACGTAAAAAGCACTAATTCTGGAGTAGTCATATCTACTTCAGATTTGAGTTTAAGAATAAGCACAATAACAAACGATCCAGCTACACTTCAGTATGCCGCGCCCCCCTTGAGAAGAAGAGTCTTAATAGACGATTTGGAAGAAGACATTGAAGCCGGTGAAGTTGTATATGTTGACCTAGGTACTAAGTCTGTAAATAAATATTATAATGAAACTTTAGGGGTTGAGACAACCCAAGATTCATATATTGTAGTTTATGAAGACAGTGAATCTGATGTCGCTGGAACAGTTGTTCGAAGTAAGGCCATTGATAGTGCGACTTCTGGCAACAGTTTAGTTTATTTTCAAGCCGCAGAAAAACATGCAAAAAACACAAAAAGCTCTATGTCTTATTCTATTTATTATGGAACAGACTACCTTAAGTACTTACAGCAATTTATTACTTTAGATGATAAAATTGTTTATAAAATGGTAGATAATCCTGAAGATGTAATATATGTACAAGGTGCTTTTTTTGACTTAGACGTTGCTAGTTTTTCATCCTATACATACTCAGCTACTAGTTCTTCTACTAAGAGCTATCAATTAGCTTTATACAATAATGGAACTGATTGGGAAAATAACTATTCATTGACCCCAGGAGCTAAAGCTTTTGGAATTTTTGATGGTCCAGGTTTTTCTGTTCACGGAGAACTTGGCCCTAGCTCTGGTAAGTTCAGGATAAGAATATTATCTTTATATGACGATAACTCTATATCAAAAAATGTTATTTTAGACTGGACAGAAGTAGACTGCTATAATTCTATGTTATTGGAATCTGAAATTTTATATCAAAATTCTAATTTAGAATATAAAAAATATATATTTGAAATTGAAACTTTAACAGATAAAAATATAATGTCTCAGTCTAATTCTGTTAAAATAGACAAATATATGTTTTCTCCTAATTATAAATTAATTTATGAAAAAGAAGAATTTAATCCAGATTTATCTTTTATTACAGTAGGGGGAATACGATAATGGCCATTATAAAAAGAACCGTACAAGATTTAAAGCCACGGAAAAAATTACCTAGTAACAGTAAGAGCTAAAGACCCAGAACTAAATATAGTATCTGACTATGTAGATACTATCCAATTTAGAGTTCCTCAAGACAGTACAATCCCGACTGCCATAGGCAATCTTGAACTATATGCATCTTTCCAAACCGTTATGTTTGTTTTTGATAATTCTGAAGATTTAGACATAGCTACATATGAATATAGACTTTATACAGAAGATCAAGTAGAAGCAGATCCATCTAATCCAGGATATTATAGATTAGATGGAAACGTAAGTATTAATTCTGGAACAATAACACCTTACCGTCAAGGCTTTAATCTAGCTAATGTATTTACGGTATCTGTAGAAAATAGTACGACAACCTCTACAACCTCTACAACTTCTGCAGTTTCCTACTATGGGGCAATTAGGGGTATAGACACATCTACCAACGCCGGTCCATGGACCTTAATCAAAAAGACTAGCACAGATACTCCATTAATCGATGAAGAGTTTATTGGCAGCTTGACCGCAGCAAAAATTACCACTGGAACAATTGGTGCAGCTGAAATAACATTAAATGGTGCTAACTCTATAATAAAATCTTCTAACTATTCAGCAGGATTGCTTGGTTGGAAAATAACAGGTCTCGGGGATGCAGAATTTAATGAGCTAACCGTTAGAACTGCATTAGACATAGGTGGATCAGA